CCTATTAAGACACTGCTGTGAATGTAGCGCCGTTGGCAACTACAGCACTGCTCAGGTCAACGTTGCTAACTGTGCCCAGGGCACGGATAGCTGTTTGCAGACTTGCAGCAGTTTGACCAGCTGTGGGGTAGATGGCCATAGCGATAGTGCCGTTACTACCAGCATCTGTGTACTCGTACATATGAACTGTACTCAGTTGAGTAACAGTCTGAATAACTACAGTAGCTGCTGTGCCAGCATCACTGCTCACAGGCTCCAGGTTAGCGTCACTTACTGTGAAGAAGTTCAGCTTGGGGCCTTGTGGCTGTACTGTTACACCACTAGTAATTGCATTAACACCAGTGTTGGTGTATGTTGGAACGTCAAATACGGCTACGCCTTTTAGGTCACCGTTTACTCTTGAAAAACCTGCCATGATATTCTCCTTAATGTTGTGAGGTCATGTACCTCTATATGTATTTATCCCTGGCGGCCAAAAAGATAATATACGACTATTTTTATTATTCTTCAGATTTTTTCAGGCTACGGCTGAACTTACCCTGATCGCGGTTTTTGATAGCAACCAGCAGTTTCTTTTCTAATACGGCAGCTTGTTCGGGCGTGAAGTTACGCTCAATTACTTCCATTAAGTGTATAGCACTGGCAATCACATTGTTAGCCCGTGACTCAATTATGTGCTTGGTGTCTCGTTTTCCACCAATTTCATTGAGTTCTTCAAGTAGGCTGCGTGTTTGTCTTTTCATAATATAGTATTTATCACTTTTTGGTTCAGAGTATCACTTTTGACCCAGTTTATTCAATAAACTGTTCAATTTTGTTGCCCGAACATCTGCTACAACTCGGCCACTGGGTTCGCCGCCGCTGATTTCACCAGTGTTGGGATTGATCTTTACCCCAGAGTCAGCAGCCTTTACAGTGCTTTGAGTCTTGATTTTGCTCAAAATATTGTTTGCACTTTCACTGGCTTGAGCCATACCTGTACTGTCCCCATTGTCATAGATACGCAGTGTTTCCTGATTGAATGCCAGGTCAACCTTTTGACCCACTCCGCTACTACTACGAGTTTTCATCAACTGAATCTGATACTGACCACGCTCTTTCATGGCTCGGCTAGTGAAAATACCGAACACGTTGTCTGCTGTGTTGATCTTTGAAATACCACCACTAATATGACTGTGATCAAACTCAATTTCTTCAACTGCACTACGATTCAACTGACTGGCAGTGACCATGAGCACATTCAGTTCTTTGGCCAAATTACGCACTTCTTCACTTACATACTTGTCTTTGACAAACAAGTCGCTGGGGCTGACTTTGGCACTCACTGGCATCAACAAGTCCAAGTAGTCAACACACAAGAAATCCACCTTAATACCAGACTCAATCTCAAGATTTTTTACATAAGCACGAATGTCATTCACTGTGCTTTGTGCTGGCAAGTATTTGATATGGAACTGGCCTGCTTTCTTGGCCAGCATCTTGACTTTCATTTCCACATCATCCAGATTCTTGAACACATCACGTGTGCCAGTATCAGTCATCATACTGTCCATGCGCCAGGCACACAGTTCTTCACTGAGTTCCAGACTGATGTACACACCGTTCAGGCCAGCTAATGCCCAGTTCACACTCAAGTTCTGCATAAACAAACTCTTGCCTGAGCCTGAACCACCTGCAAAGATTTGTAGTTCACCGCGATTGAATCCACCATACAGTTTGGCATCCAGACAGGGCCAGCCAGTGCTGATTTGGCCATTGTTGTTCTTGATGGCCATGAGTCGTGCTCGTGGATCAGCAAAGTAGTTTGTGCCCATGTCCTTTTGCAAGCTAATCTGAACTGCATCTTTGATTAACTTTTCTACAGGATCAAAGTTACCTTTTTCCAGATGATCGGCTGCTTTCAGAATGGCTCGTTCAAGTTCTTGACGCTTGGTAAAGCCTTCAAACTCATCTAGAAACCATTCAACATCGCTGTCACGCATGCCCGGAATAACATCAATAATGGCACCAGTAGTGGCATTGATTTGTGTGCTAGTGGGCAGGCTGTTGTACTTCTCGCTGTATTCTTTCAGAAACTTTACAGTGGGTCGCAAACCTTTTTCAAAGTTTTCCACATTCATGATGTTGCTCACACGAGTGAACAAACTGTAATCAGTTATCATCATGCGAATGAAAACTTCTTGTATTTCGCGGCTATATTCTGTCATTTAAATCTCTTTCTGGCCATACCTATCTTTATTTTACTTGCAGTGGCACTCTGAAGTATACTTAGCAGAGTGGGCAACCTGCCATATTTTACAACTGCATCATTAACATCTTTGACTTCATCACTCCAGTTGGGTATGCTTACCTGATAACCCAATTCCAGAGCACGGTCACAAATTTCCAATCCTGCTTCATCTTGATCTGGTACTACGATAATGCGTCGGCGTAGTCTACTCAGTAATCTGGCCTGATCGTCACTGATGTTACTGCCCATGTATGCACAACCACCCACGCTCAACGCATCAAACTGTCCTTCAGTGAGTATACATGCGCTCCAGTCTGGATGTTGGGCATCTATGTTGAACACATAACCTTTCTGTTGTTCGGACAGGTATTTAGGGCGCCGGCCATCGTAAAATCTAGATGTATTTCCCACAAGACGACCTTCATAAAAATAGGGCAGTATGATCCTGGGTCTGGCTTCATCATCCACAGTATAGAACTTGTAATCGTCCACAGTGAATCCACGTGTGGCCAGATAGTCTTGATGAAATTTATCTCGGGCTTCATGGGTAACTGGCCGGGCACCTTCAGGTAAACGCATGCCCAAGAATTTTATTTCATGGTTTTCTGGCTGCGTTCTCACCATGTCCAGCAGGCTTCGCTGACTGAAACTTTCAAAGCTCAGTCGATCAATTTCCTGTGTGTCAAGACCGCTCCAGGCTAATAGCTGTTTGAGATTACGACTGAAATGTTTGCCCAGTGTCATGCCACACTTGAACTGGCAATTGAAGCAATGATAGTTCCAGCTAGTATCACCAGTGAACTTTATGCCTGCACGGCCGCGTCGGTCTATGTTATGACCACGATTGTGACAACATACCCCGTTAAAAGCATACCAACCACTTTGCGTATGCTTCTTTTTTCCGGGAAGAACAGCCAGAATATCTAACATGAGTTAGAGTTTACACGATTCAGCAACAAAAAACAACAGCGTTGGATTTATCTGGCCAGTATCTCTACCAGATCACCACTGAGTACATTGGTATTGCCCACAAGTATGGGATTGGTACCATTGTTTATAATTTGTAGGCGCACATAGGGATGATAGCCCACAATGTTGTGACCATCAACACCAGTATAGCCATTCACAGTGAATGTAAGTCCGGTTGTTGTGCCTGCTGTTGTGGCAATGGTGGGATTGCCATTGGCCAGGCTGCTCAACAAGAAATTATTTACTCCATTACTCTGGCAGATGTAATAGCTAACTCCACTTGAATAACCCACTATACTGCCTGAACCAGTATTAGTGCCAGTTATTGTTACCGTGCTGCCGGCTCGTAACAAGTCAGTATTGGCACATGTGAAATGGCCATCACTGGTTTGTATTTGTACATTATTAATAGTGCCGCTATTGCTGTAAGCCAGTGGTCCCAGAATGGGATAAGGATTAGCGAAGTCAGCAGTGGTGCTACCTTGAAATGTTATATTACCAGTAAATTCTTCATACTTGGTTTGAACTGTGAGCACAGGAAATTCTTTTGTGTTAATCACACTACTATAGTATGTAATGTTGGGAATGTTAGCATTGGGTGTGGGTGGCAAATGACTGGGAATAGTTATTTCTCTGGCAGGAACAAATGCTGGTAACACGCTGTTCACAATATTGATTTTACCACGGGCACCACCATTGGCATCAACAAATACTGGATAATCAAAATCATTTACTGGTATTTCTAAACTGTAGTAACAATATTGACTGGGGATGTTTTCAATATCTGCTATGGTCAGTTGCAGAGTGGTAATCCCAGTAATAGGCAATTTAGGCACTAGTGTTTTTTGTAGTAGTACCTCAGTGCCGTCATAATTTAGTATGCGGCAAGTTATTTCTTTGCCTGCTATGTTTACGGGCTTTTGCTCTTGATTTATAAAAGCAAATTCCAAGAGGTTATCTACACCTCGATGTATTGTTAATTCTTTGGCGTACACTTTTTCATACCTTATAGTTGCGCGGGCACCCGGTTCCAATAAAACTACATACTGCCTTTGGTTGTATAAATAGACTTGGGTTTGTGCTGCCACGGTTCGGATCCTTTACATTGTATTTATGATTAATGATTTTTTCCAAAAATTGACTGACACGCATCCTTTCATAAGCGTATTAAGCTATGCTGGGCAAGAATATGTGGGTGTCATACAGAACCGTGATGATTCCGTAACAACATTTTATGACTATGGTAGCATAGTCAGCCAGGATTTGAGAAAATTATTCCTGGAACTGGGGGATACCTGGTGGTGGGAAAGCAATAGATTGATACCCATCAACTTATTTTTACGGGAAGATTGGGGTGTATTTAGGCCCTATTTACGAACCTTTAATAACAAAGGACTGTTGATTCTGCATGGTCCAGCACCTAGCATGAATGAACTCACCAAGAAACGAGTAAAGCGCCGTAGCATTACTCTGGTGAAACGCATGACTTAGGATTTTCTTCCAGCAGGTTCATGTGCACCACTACCAGATGTGCATAGGCAATAGCATGACTTTGCTTGAAATAATAACTACCATCCTCGGGTTTTATCCAGACTGATTTAGCAACTTCAGACCAGCTTTTGCCAATTAAATGTCGCTTTCCCGGTCTGATTACACTCAGAAACATGGCTAGTCTGGGTATACTATCCACAGGTTCAGGCATACTCATCAGAGTTTCGTAATGGTTCTTCAAGTGAATCAACTGCTCAAAGAACTCACGATCTTTTAGTTTGTACCAGTGTGGTTCACGCATCAACTCTGTCAGATGCTGCTCATCACGAACCCATTGATAGACCCAGACATTCAACAAGTCCAGTTTAATGTAACCTCTTTCTTCAGCTTCCTGATAGTCTATGGCTGCTATGTTGTGTACTGGATCATGCGGTATATCTGTTACATACACACCAGTATTATGCCGCCTGACTTCTGTTTCTTTTCTGATGCTGGCAGGAACATGCTGAATTTTATCCAGAATCTGTTCACGATCTCCAAAGTCAATATCAATATCACTGGTAAACTTCATACGCGATTGGCTTGTTCTAACAATACTCTAATTTCATCCACTTGCCTGGCTTCACGCATGAATTTAATTTGCCAGCGTTCGGGATCAATGTATTCCATGACTAGAGCACTCTGGTCCGGATTCAACTTACTTAAAAATTCTCTGCCACTTTCACTGTGATACAGTACCCAGGGACTAATATGTCCCACACTGATCATGTGACAAATGCGGTTGGGGTTTACAAACCTTAATACATCAAGCAAGGCCACATTCTCTTGTTCACTCAGAGTGAGCATGTGGTCAATACTGCGTTTTACAGCCTCCATGCCATCTTCTAGTCTCAAATATTCCACTAGATAACGAGTATAAATTCTGTCGCTGTTCCAGTTATCAATGGGTGTTCGATTTTTTATCAGATAGATAACATATGCTTGTGGATTTACAGCACGAATATCCACACAGTAGCCGCCAAACTTCACAAAAGCACTATAGTAAGCACTACGCATGAAGTCAGCATATTCTAGGTTACGCTTGTTGGGATGACAGGTCTGATAGTATTGTTGCCAGGCAGCATGAGCTATACGATTGGCTGGCCTATCACGGTCCATCCATCGTCGCTTGGGTTCGCACAAATGCTTTAGCAGTGTATTGTCGCGTTGAAATGTACGACCACAATGCTCACATTTACGCTCATCATCCACCACTGTCTTGTTCATACTGTTCAATATCTTGTTTAGACACCATCTGAGATAATATTTCAATATCAGCCAGTTTCATGTCAGGAAAAATTTCTGCCAATCTTTGCTTGTGGTTTTGTTGCTGTGTAAATTCTTCTGCTGCCTCTGTGACGGCTTGTTTGTCTGCACCGGGATAAATTTTAGCGAAATATTCAGATACTGTTTTGGTGTTTACAGGTTCACGCAAGCTGCCAACCTTTTCACTTAGATGAGGGATCCACTGATGGAACTGTTTGCCGCGTCCGGGACTACTAGCACACAGCATCAACCACTGTAGTTCAGGATGATGCTGTACCCGTTCGTTGAACATGTATTTGTTGGCATGAATGTCAGTGCTTAACAAATAGTATCCGTCCAGATTGCCCTTGACTGCGCTGATCCAGTGTAGCATCATGTAGGGCACAAACTTGCGCTGTTGTTCTTCAGTCAAGCAGCTATACCAGTCATAGTTTTTACGATCCACTGCCTCAATGGCTTGAAACAAGTCAAAGTCTTGGTTTTGAAACTTGAACTCGGCGCTGACTGCTTTAGAAGGCTTGGGCATAATCTACAATCTCACAATTGCGGCTGATTTCTTTTACAAAATAGATACACCTGGGTCGCTCAGAATTGTCTATGGGCACGCACAAAAATTGACCATTACGGAGCCTGGGGGCGTACCAAGTAACATCATTATATACATCTATTATTTCTATATCAAGAAAACTGGGCCTGAATGCACTGAGAGGATTAAATTCAAATGCCTTGAATCCACGATCATTGATACTGGTTAGTGGCACTGTTTCTAGATCACCAAAGTCAGGTTCACCAATCAGTATCTGCCAGTCTAGCGGCATTTTGATAATCTGATCATCAATTCGCAACACTAATGCTGGACTGTTGAAACTTTCTAAGAATATCAAGGGTATATAATGATAGTCCACATTGTGTGGATTACTATTATCTAAAATAGCAAAACGCAAGTCATCTATTTCATCTGGCAATGTCTCCAGATTATAACTCTGATTTTCAAGGGTCAATATTTTCATGTTTGTATCTTATCATTTGTATTCTAACTTTTCTAGCTCAAAGGGATAGTTAGCTTCCCGGTAAAATTCTTTACGCTTGGTTAGGTGGCGTTTGGCAAAACGACAACTGCTGGTTATGTCCCAGATTTGTACAAAATCCTTGTCCTCCGCTTTTCTAATGCCACGCCCAATACTCTGTATAACTCGGACAAAGCTCTTTCCGGGTTCCAGAAGTACCAGATTAAAAATCCTTGGAATATTAATACCCACAGCGGCCACACCGTAAGTCGCCACCAAAATCTTGTTAGATGCCGTCGCCACTTCATCGTATTCTTCCTTGCGCTCTTTCAGTTTTGTACTGCCATTGATAAACACGCTACCAGGCAGGCGTTCGACTAGTGCCTCACCAGCCGCCACCCGATCAACCAGGATCAGGGTATTACCTGATTCGGCGACACTTTGCGACAACTGAGCAATCTTGTCTAACCGCTTACGATCTTCTAAGAGGTGTTTCAGTTCGCTTTGATAATTACTAAACTCAGCGTGATCTTGTAACTGAACAATATTCACATGGCATTGTGCCAGTACACCCTGGTCTTGTAACTCACTGGCACTCAATCGGTTGATACAAGGACCCAGGCTCACAAACAGTGCTTGACTGGCATACTTTTCTTTGGGGATAGTACCAGTTAGCCCCCAACGAATGGGTATTTGACTCATGACACCAGTTAACATTTGCTTCAGTGCGTCTGCCTTGGCCTGATGTACCTCATCCACAATGATGCAGACCACACCTTCTATAAACTCACCAATGGTAACATCGGCTTCACCATTGCGAGTATTCTTTAGCAGGTTATTCAGGCTCTGCCAGGTGCATATGGTATGAGTGCGGCCCATTTCCTTACGATCACCAAAATACACACCCACATCCAGTCCCAGGTTCACATAGTCTGCCTCAGTCTGGGTCACCAGACTCTTGTTGGGCACAATCACAATAGTACGACCCATGGCCTCACAACTATAACTAAGTGCGGCAGTAATGATGGTTTTACCAGCACCAGTGGCCACCTCTTGCAAACACTGTGGGTTGGCCAAGAACTGGTTGATGATGTTAACCTGATAGTCACGCATCACGATGGGTTGACCTGCCGCAGGGTGTCCTTTGGGCCAGGTCTTGTGTGCGAAGGTCTGCTCATCCACTGGATTGAATGTAAATGTGGTTTGATACTCACGCAAGTCTTCCAGTTCTACATCATAGCCACGCTCACTCAGGAACGGAATGATTTCTTCTAGCAGATTGATGTAGGTACTGCCGCCCAGTTGAAAATAGGACACTTTGCCATTCCAGCGTCCCAGCCTGACCGCAGGCAAATACCTGGCACCAGGTATTTCGTATTCAAACATTCGGCTTAGGTGTCGCCGTTCTGCCAGTTCAAGGCCTTCTATCTTGGCATTTACTTCATCACGAATGATGATCTTACAGGTTCTCATTGTATAAGATTCTACTTATTTAGGTAGCATTTGTCAATATCTATGCAGTAATAAAAAAGCCCGGTGTTACCACCGGGCCAAGGATCATGGCTGATCCGCTAAGGAAATACCACGGGAAAAATCAAGCATTACGCATGCAAGTATTCTGGGTCAGCACACGCCAGTTCGTGGGGCTGATCTTTACCAGATCGGCAATTTTGAGTGCCATGCGGAGCGACACTTCACGCAGGCGGGCACGATTTTCCCACATGAAGTCCAGAACCTGGTCAGCCTCGTTGCCAGCAAAATCGTAACTGGCGAACAGACCGCCGATCTGGTCCTGGCTAACATCACGGTGCACCTGACGGATGCGGAGCATCTTGTCACGCTCACTGTTGATGGTCAGATCCAGGTAGTGGCAACGGCTCTGAAGTGCCTCCAGGTGGTCGGCAATCTTCTTGCTACGCACATTCTCAAAGTTCAGGTTGGTAATGAAAATCACCGAACCCTTGAACTCAAAACTATCAGGAATGCCTTCGCGGCGGAGCATGGCGCTGTCCGAGTTCCAGAAGATACGGCGGCGCTTGCCACTGTCCAGTGCAGCCTTGAGGATGTTCAGGGCCAGTTCATCGCCGAAGGCACTGTCGCAGTCATCAAACACCAGCACATTGCCCGGATCGCTGAACTTGTACAGTTGGGCATACAAGCCCAAGGGAGTCATGGCACCCTTGACAATCTCAAAACGGATCTTCTTGCCAGCCAACTTGTCAAACAGGCTGGCCTTCTCCAGTTGAGTCTCCACACCGAAACTCTTGCCCACGCCAGGAGGGCCACTCACAATCATGGCACGAATGTCACCGTTGATAGCGGCACGGCTCATTTCATCCAGAATGGCGAAACGGGTGGCAATGCGATCCATGGCCTGATCATCAGACTCGGCAGGCACTGCCTCGGCTACAGCCTGGGCCACGGGGGTAAACTGGATGGCATCTGCGGCTGCCTGGGCGCGGGCGCCCTTTACATATTCAAAATCATTCATGGTTTCTACGCTAATACGGATGGTCTTGCCGCCCTCAAGTTGACCTTCATTTTTTACCACAATGAAGGCACCCTTACGGTTGGTCTGAACGGACTGAAGCATACGGAACGTGGTGTTGTGGACCGTTTGACCCTTGAAGTCACCACGAATGATGCGAACCTGATCCATTGCGATATCTCCTTTGCAACTGTGTAAGACACTATTATATGACAAACCCGAATTATTGTCAAATTTCAGCGGAGCTTACGGAGTTCTTCCTGGCTCTGCTCACACTGGATTCGGCCACGCTCAATCTGGTAAATGGCTCTGACTAGAAACACCAGACCACCAATGCCCAGTGCCGTCATGGTGAACAAGGGGGCAATCATCATCATGGCAGCAAATCCTGCACCACTGAGTCCGAATGCCAAAACAATCATAGCAGTATTAATGGCAGCTTGTTTATGCATAAAATTTCCTTTCTTGGTTTTCAAATTTAGGCGGCCTGCTGGAAATACTGGGCCACTTGGTCGCCAGTGATAACATCACCATTACGCATGGTGTAGACCACACGATAGTTGGCCACACCGCCACCCATCTCCATGTCATACTCTTCGGTCTTACGCTCGACCCGAGAGTTCATATAGCCGTACTCACCGTTCTCCACGGTGCGGTTGGCCACCCAACGACCACCCGTCCAGCGGAGTTCGTAAGGGGTTTCCCAGGGTTCGCACACTACCGCCGTGTCCTCCACGATGGTGTGGCCCAGCACGTACTCCTCGTACATGGGGGTCATGGAGCCAATCAGGGCTTCCAGGGTGGGGATGCCGTCACGCTGGACACGGGCAACCTGGGCTGGAGTCAGATCCGGAACAACGAAAGTGCTACCACCCTTGCACTTCCAGTAGGGCTGGTCAGCCGAACCGTAGTTTTCGCGGATTTGGGTCTGGATCACGATCTTCATAATTTGCTCCGTTCGTTGACTGTCTAAGACTCTATTATAGTACCAAACCGATTTATTGTCAAATTATACAAAATACACGGCGAATGCTTTGGCGTCCTTTTTCAGGCAGTCGTTTTTGCCCTCATAGGAAATGCGACCAGAAGGGTACTTGCGGCGAGGACCACGGTACCGGATACGAACTTTTTTACCTTCAAGGGCGGCCAGCACTTTATAAAACTGCTTCAGAGACTCGAGGTGTTCAATGGGCAGGTTGGTGGCGCGGGCCAAAATCGGAAAATTGGTAGTCATCGCTTGCTCCGTTATCTGACTGTCTAAGACTCTATTATATGCCCAAACTGATTATTTGTCAAATTTCAGGCCGGGGCAAACAACCGGGCCATTTCATTAAAGACTACACGAAAAGCCTGACGCTGGGTTCTGTCCAGCCACTCAGTGTTTTCCCGCATATCTTCCAGGGTTTCCAGCAAGCCGGGAAAACCGTAGTTGGTCTTATAGT